TATCTCTAGTAAAAGCGTAATAGAAATATTTTCCACCAATTTTTACTATTTGACCAGATGCAAAGACCTTAAGAGATTGGTCATCTAGCATCGATTCTAGGTGCTCCCGGTAGGTCTTATCAATATGATGATTTTCTCTCGTGTCGGCAAAATGAATTTTAAATTTTCCAGTCTCTTCTTGAGCTTCGATAAAATCCTCTAACCAACCGTAAAGGTCCTCTGGTGTACCAGCTAAGATTTTTTGCAAATGGGGCACGTCCTTAAGTCTCACCCTTCTTAGCATTTCTTGGACACGCTCATATTTCATGAGAGAATATTCATTAATAAGACAATATGCCAGGTTTGGACCTGCTATTGGATTTTCTGCAGTAAAAAGATAGAGAGGTTTTGATGACCAAAGAAAAGAGAATTCTTTGTGGGTATTGTGAAAATCCCAGTGAACTTTTTGCTTTAGGCCCATTTCCTCTTCAAGGATATCCTGAAATAATGGTTTTATATCTCGTCGAAAATCAGAATACGAAGGAACCAGAAATCCACCAGGAAGGTTCCTATTTAGAATGGAAAGTCGAATCGCCTTCTTAACTAGCATATGAGATTTGCCAGAACCTAGACCTCCAGAAAAAAGCAAAGTTTCTGTTTTATCGTCGTAATACACTTCGCTTTGGGTAGGCAAAGGGTTCCAAGTTAAATCAACTTTCAAAATTCTGGGCCTTTTCGTAAAAGTATGGATCTAACCTATGAATTCCAACATTATCAGGGGCATTTATATTAAAGAGAAATCTATTTCCTTTCCTGCTAACAATTTCAACAACAATAGGACCATCACTAGTCGTTATCACTATTTTTTCTTTAATTTTACGGGTTACTTTTAACCCAGGTTCACTTTTCATATTTTATTTTTTTTGATCGACGATTATTTCAATGTTTTGATTTTCGTTAAGTGTTTCTTTTTGGTCCCTCCAACCAAACCTATTTTTTTTGTTAAATATGTAGGCTGCCGCTGAACCATTAATTTTTCCGGTCGATAAATCTCTGCCTATTTTTTCCCAGAATACCAGGGAATGGGCATCTCCAATCTTTCTGGCGTTCGAAAAATTTTCATCAAAGTAATCATCTTTTTTATTCAACCATCTAAAGACTTGAGTTTTTCCAACACCCACAACTGCACCAAATGATTCAATACTTAGACCCTCTTTCATATGATTAATCAATAATTCACCATATTCTGGCTTACACTGCTTATCAGGGTCCTTAGGTCGTCCTTGTTTTGCCATTCACTCCTCCTTGGATTTATATGGTTCATTTTCTCTCATTTTTTCATATTGTTGAACTATCTTTGCCCAAATATTATGATGACCATTATTTCTTAATGACTCTCTTAGCTCTTCCCATTCTATATCCTCTAAAACCACTTTTATTGGAATAAATGTTTTCATCTCTAAATCCCTGACTTATTTTGTATGAATCATATTAGCAAAAAATATAACCACTACAAGGAAATTTTATGGAAGTGCTACAAAATTTAGGTTTAGGAGGCGCAATAGCTTCTCATTGCAAAATTCTAATAGCAAAAAAAGAATACCTTACAGATGAAGAGCTTAAAACACTTAGAGATGTTCATTTTGATTGGTGTTTGGCAAATTATTCAGAACCAAAGGGGCAGCATAGCCCAGAAAATTTAGAAAAATTGAAGAAAATGAAATTGTTAATTAATTATGATGATTTTTTGGCGAACGTGATACAAGACTCTGAATATTTAAAACAAAACGAGATTAAACTAGTTCTAGAGCATATTAAAAAATTCAATACCACAGACCTTGAAACAAAAAAGAAAATAGCTAAGGGCAGTGCTAAAACTCTACGTCTCATTAGAAAGGTGAAAAACCTTAGAAAAATGATTGATCAAACTTTGGAAATGGCCGAAGAATTAGAAAATGAAAATAATTATCATTGGCAGATAAAAAAGGCCAAAAAATGGCTAAATAATTCGGTTATTGATTTTTAACCCCTAACTCCCAAACTTATTCGATTTGTTCGTGGCCTTCTATTTGTCCGCAAATATTCAGGGCCACTAAAAAGCGATAAACTAAAAAGCATAATTAAGATTAAAAATAATTTAATCAACCCAGCAAAAAAAATTGTTAGCAACAAAATTTCTTTAAACATAATAACCTCATTTACTATATAATAACATAATGCGAAAATAAGTAAATGAGTAAGCTAAACTATAATTTTTTGGAAATGCACAATAGGCTTGATTTTAACAATTTAAAAACCCCCGACTAACTTTACAAAGGAGTAGATTTTGAAAGGGAAATCGGGGGCCAAGGAAATTTTTGAACTTCATAAATCGTAATAAGATTATGGCCAATATTTTTTTAGATCGTCTAGGGTTAATTTTAAATTTTCGCATATTTCTTCGTTGTCTTTCCCTTTGGCCTTCTCGAATTTAATTTTTTTTTAAGGTCCGACTTCGATGACTTTGATTTGCTTTTCTGTGATGAACTTAAAGGTTGCTTTTTTTTCGCCATGGTACCTCATTTGTACAAAACCCAGCTCGACTGCGCTAAATGTTGGGTTATTTTTTATTTTATTTCTTAATTTACTACCAGATCCGCTTGTTATAGAGAAGGGTTTCTCATTAAAATAGCATAATAGATGGTCATGCCCTGCAATTATCCCGTCTACACGTCCTATCACAAACTCCTCATAAAATTCTTTCATCCTACCTTTTGCATGGCCGTGCTTACCGCAAGACTTATAAGGATGATGACCTATAACAATTCTAAAATCGCATTTTTGAAATAATACGTTTTTGATCCATTTTGCTTGCGCATAATACCTTGGACCCTTCTTTAAACTAGTTAATGGCATAGTGTCCAGGGCGACCAGGCAAAGACCGTTATTTTCTGTAAACCAATAATTATTTTTGTAATCTATCCACTTTTTTTCTTTTTCAGCAATTTTTAACCAGGCATCGGGGTTGCCGTAATAGTCATGGTTACCCATTACGAGATTAAAGGGTAAGTTTAAATTTCTGTAATGCTGTAAAAAATGAGTTTCGGCCCTTGGATCATTTTCGTCCTTTACTCCAATTGGGTAAACTAAATCGCCAAGAACTATAACCCTATCGCAATAGTCGGGTAGCATTTTTGCTATTTTTTCCTGGCCCTCGTTATTCATTCCAACATCGCCAATAAAACATAGCCTCTCAGAGTCTGCAATTTCCCCCTGAGTGCTTTTTAACAAAAAAGGCGTGGTAATTATTGAACTTAGACCTAAAAGGATAAGAAGGTGCTTCCAGGCCAGTTTAATTTTGTTAAATAGACTCATAGTCACCTCATTATATCAATCTCAGGAGCTACGATTTTAAGAGCATCGTCCAGCGACCGAACTATTGCATAGGTTCCACCATGCTTTTCAATTCTGTTCTGAAATGCTGCCTGGTAGTTAGATTGTCGTCCGTGTGGAGTTTTAACCTCCAGAAAATAAACCTTGCTATTTTTAATTGCAATGATGTCACTTACGCCACGGATTTGATACTTGCTACCTTTCCAATACACCCCATCCCTAAAAGCTTTTTGGTCCATAGTTTTCCACGCAAAAATTTCTGGAATAATGTTAAGGCCTTCCAAGATTTGCCTTTCAATCTCAACTTCCTTGAGTTTTTTCATGGGAAAATGGTCACGCACTCTCCCAATTAAGTCAAATAACAAAAAAATTTTAAATTCGTTAATCCAATTTAACTATTCTGCAATACTTAATGACAACTACAAAGCAAATATGACTGTTTGCATTTCCAGTTGGAACCGGGGTTATTTCAACTTCATGTACCACACTAGGTCCTTTGTCTTGAGTATTTTCATAAACCCAATCTTCAAGTTCTTCCTCATCATAAAATTTTCGAACATCTACATCAAACACTGTTTTTTTAATCATACTTTACTTCCTTTTTATGTTTCACACGGTCCGCAAAAGCCGCATTTATTTACTTTCACCAGAGAAAAAGGGTTATGGTAAGGTTTCCTTACCTAGATGGTAAGGTTTTGGTAAAGTAACTATTCAATGGTAGAGGGGCTTTCGAGCATTCCTTACCACCTTACCACCTTACCGTTAAAACCAAAGCTATATAAAAAAAAAGTCTATAATAACGCTACAAGAAAAAAGTTATATTTTTCTTATATATAATATATAGGTAAGGATGGTAAGGTTGGTAAGGTATATATATATATAATAATAATAGGCATTTGACGCACTTTTTTCCTTACCAAAACCTTACCATTTACTTTACCACTTTTAGACTTTTCCCATGGGCCCTAAGAATTGCATTTAAATTATCCTTTGGGATTATACTTTCTTTAAGTCCGAAAGATCTGACTCCCTTCTTAAATGCTTTAAACCATTTATTCTCATGGGTTCCTATGGCCTTAAATTGGCGTTTTATTTCCCTCTCTCTGGGATGACCTTGCAAAAATAGCGTAAGGTTAAAATACACCATATTCTGGCCTTCTCCTGGGCACTCAACAACCTGAGTTAGCTTTCTTATGTAGATTTCATTTTGATCTTGAACCATTAACTCAATAATCTCTTCAATTTCGTCGTTCGCTGTGTCGGCATCCTTAAAATTTCCTTCCGCAATGCTCAAACAAAAATCTGTGACGGGGTATTCCATAATTCCTAAATGTTTTTCTAAAATCTTTACACCGATTAAGGCAAATCCATGGGCCTGAAACTGCCTTTCTAGTAAATGAGAGAAAATTTCTTGAACCTCTTTAATTATTTCCGGAAGTCCTTCTCTAATTTCCTCTGATTTTGTTAAAACTCTAAAACCTAAAGAGGCCAACTCTTCTGGTTTCATTTGTTTGATTTGGTCGGTTGCTTGTCTGGTCTTTTTGGTATGGTCTTTTTTTGAGAAAGGGAAACTAATGATTCTTTCTTTGTTGGCAGGCCTAGACCAAAACTCATTATTTTGAGCAAAAAGAAAACCGCCATTGATTTCTTCTTCATAAACTTCGTGTCCATCAGTCTTTTTCCCTTTTATATATTTTAATCTTTTATCAAAACTTAATAAAAGTTGGTCCTCTGTTAAGATAAAAACATCTCTTGGGCCGGCAAGGTTAGATTCTGAGATATAATGAGTTAATTGATTCTTTGGAACCATCCGTCTCATTGTACCTGCTCTTGAGTTGGCCCCTGTTACTTTGTTTGGAATGTCTGAAATAGTAAAATTGGTGGCCATCATAACAGTTTCGGCCAGTAGAGTTTTTCCAGAATTTCTTTCGCCATTGAGAGAAACGCTTGGTTGTTTTTCTAATTGATCAACGAAATAATTTGCTACACAAAAACCTAAAGTTAAAACACCCTTAGGGCCCCAAGCTTCATAGATCAACCTAACAACTTTGTGAAAATCTCCATATTCGTCAATTTCTTTTAAAAAACTTTCGTCACTTACCGGAAGAATATTCTTATTTTTTATCCAAGGGTAACTTTCTTCCTTGGGATACAATTCACCATCTGAAATCATAAAATAAGGAAAGAGGTAGCTATCCTTTCCAAGGTATCCATTTTTTACAGCTTTTTCTACCTCTGGGACTTCTCTTGATTTTACTAATTCGTTAAAACTAGAAAAGCACTTATTATCTATATTAGAATTTATATTTGGACTTCTTTTATTAATAAATCTATTAAATCCCCTAAGATCACCAAACAATTCATTAGAAATAATAAATTTTTCCTTACTAAATCTTATTCCAGTAAAATAATCAAAACCAAACTCCTTACCTCTTGGGTCTTGAATTTTGTAGATAAACTCTCTTTCTAGCCTGCCAGATAAAATTCTTTTTACATAAGGTTTCTCATCTTTATCATGCCAACCAAACCAAGTGCTATCCTCTTTATAAAAACAAGCTTGAATCACTTTAAGTGCGGTAAAATATTCTAAGGGAGTGCCAAACTTTTCCAACTTAATAAATTCTTTTTCTTTTTCAGACAATTTTCCCACCTTGGACATGTTCCTAATTCCATCTAATTCATTTTTTGCTGGTTTAAATTTTTTCTTTGGTGGTGGTTTGTAATTGGGGTTTTTGGGGAATTGATCATTATGTTCCTTCAGGACTGAAATCGTATGTTGACAATTGTTATCCCTATTACACTTAAAGGTCATAGGTTCTTTTCCTGTTGTCTCATTCCTTGTATGTGTCCACATTCGTTTTTGACCGCACTTAGGACAGCGCATGTAATTAATGAAATCTCCTTGTTTTTTTCCACCGTATTCATCAACTGCTATTCTTTCCGCAATCTCGTAATAAGACGCAGGAAGGCACTTCAAATCAACTTGATTTGTCATAATAATCCTTTAAAAATGTCGGGGAGTTTTTAATTTCTCCCATATGATTTTTGGTAATAAAAAGCTTTAAATAAAATTTATGGAATGGCCAGGAAAAAAAAGAAAATAAGGAGGCCTGAAAAGACCCCCTTAAACCAAAAAACATCACATGGGAAAAACCTCCAGAACAGGAGGCTTTCAAGAATAATTAAGTTATACGCCTAGACCCCTATCTAGTAAAGGTTTTGTGCGATTTAGTAAGTAAGCATAATAACGGCAAAAAACAATTTACTTTATTTTTTTACTACCTTAATATGTTTTTTCTTTTACTAATTTTACAAGGGTTCTTCATATCCTATTCCCTTGTTTGGAGTTTTTAAAATGCAATCTGAAATAATTAATGAAATTGCCACCGCATTGGCAAAGGCACAATCACAAATCAAACATGCAACCAAAGATTCAAACAATCCTTTTTTTAAATCTCAATATGCCGATTTAACAAATGTTTGGGAAGCTTGCAGGCCAGCACTTACTTCTAATGGGCTATCGATAGTTCAATACACAAAAGAGAAAGATGAAAGAACTTACCTTGTAACTCAACTCAATCATATCTCTGGGCAATGGTTTAGAGGAGAATTACCTTTAGTTCTTCAAAAGAAAGACATGCAAGGAATAGGTAGTGCAATTACCTACGCTCGAAGGTATGGACTGCAATCTATGGTAGGCATTTGCCCTGAGGATGACGATGGAAATGCAGCTTGTTTTAATAACCAAAACCAGCAAAGAAATCAACAAAGACCACAAAATAATTACCAACCTCAAAGAAGAAACTAAAAAAAGGAGTTTTAAATGTTAAATAAAGTTCAACTTATTGGAAGAGTAGGGCAAAACCCTGAATTAAAATACACCCAGACCGGGCAACCTGTGGCAAGTGCTTCCCTTGCTACAAATAAAAAATGGAAAGATAGCAAATCAGGGCAAAAACAAGAAAAAACTGAGTGGCATAACCTAACCTTTTGGGGCAAGCTTGGCGAAATCGTAAACCAATACGTTAAAAAAGGAAGTCAGATTTACGTTGAGGGCGAAATAGAAACTCAAAGTTGGGATGATCCGCAAACAGGCGAGAAAAAATACAAAACCCAAATTAACGTAAGAAATATGCATATGCTAGATTCTAAAAATAACAACCAACAATCTCAGGGTAATTTCCAACCTCAACAACCGGCCTCAAATGATTGGCAAAATGGTTTTGAGGGGTCGGAAATTCCATTTTAAGACAAACATTAAGGAGTAGTAATGGGAAAAATGTCTGAGTTGCACGCAGATTTAATGGAATGGATTGCCAACACACCGGGGATAATTGATTGCGGTAATGGTAAATGGATGACTTACGATGAATGGGAAGAACTCTATGGCAAAGGGGATGAGTGTCAAGATAAGGAAGGGGTGTAAAATGGCAAAGCAAATATTAACAAGAATTGAAATAGTAGAAATTGTGCCCGATAGAAAAGCACTTAGTCTTGATTTGAGAAGAGTTATTGAAACATTGGAGTCAGAAAAATATTACCTTATTAATTTAAAAGAAAGTCACTACTTAAGATCATTGATTTTGACCTTTCAAACAAAAATGGAAGTTGAGGATTAAAATGATTTTAAATTTTGAAGAAAAGGTAATAAGTAAGATAAGGCTTTATGCAGTTTTGAGCTCACTTTTTACCTTAGTTTATCTAATTTTAAAAATAAATTAGAGGAGTTTTTATGAAAAGTGTCGAGGACAAAATCAAAGATAGGTTGCAAATTAATCCAAATGCAAATTTAAAAGATCCTAAAAATTTGATTGGTTTGATGTCGAGGATGCAACAACTTGGATACCAATTCAATTGGGTAGTCTCCGACACTCACACTTTTTTTGAAATTTGGAGGGGCACCAATAGAAAAATAAGCTATGCCGACGACTGGGAAAAATATTGGTGTCCTGTTTTAGAGGCAATCGAGCGAATATCGGAGAACGAGGACTATGACATTAATTGAAATGGTAGCATCTGGAGAAGTACCTAAAGAAAAAATAGATTCGTGTTTTGAGTACATTTTACACTTGCAGGCCAATGTGGCCTATGCTAAAGATTTCCACACTAAAGCATCTGAGCAACTAGAAAAAGCAAATAAAGAGTTGGAGCAGTTTGAAAATTACCTTGCTAATTGTTTGGATGGCAGTGGCGGTAAGTTAAAAGGTACTCACAAAGAACTCAAATTCAGGAAACCAAGCTATAAAGTCGAAGTTGTAGATGAAAAGAAAATTCCTAGTGAGTTCCTAACCGAAAAAACTACAACGGTAGTAGATAAGGCAGGATTAAAAAAAATTTTAACCCAAGGTGAAATAATTGAAGGCGTTCAACTCATTGAGGGTAAAAAATCGTTAATATGGAAAAATAGTTAGGAGTGAGAAAAAAATGCCAAAAACTAAAGTTAAAATTACAAAAGAATTGAAAGAAAATGCCATCGAAGAATGGAAAAAAACTAATAACATGACTGCCACAGCAAAAAAGTTCCAAGTAAGCACAGGGTCTTTACGAAATTGGGTAAAAGCATTCAAAAAACCCGAAACAAAAGTTGCTGGGAAAAAGAGTGTTGAAAAAACTATATTTAACAAGGACTATTTTGGGACTCTTGTTGAAAAGAAAAGACGACTTGAAATTGAGTTGGCCGACGTTAAGGCATCTTTGATCCAAGCAATAGGCTAGCATAGGGCCGGGATTGTCTTCCATGTTTAGGTTCGTCTCTAATTCCGTGAGACTGTCCCGGCCTCCTTTATAGTATAATATCCCGATAGAATTTTCCAGCATCCGTGAGGCCGCCAGAATCATTCAGCATTCTAGGACCCCAATCGCTTGAATAGCACCACATCGTCCAGCTTTTTTTATGAAGGAATTCATAATAAAACTTTTTGGCCCATTCTAAATTCCCCCCTTCAGTCCCACCAACTTCAAATCCCCATTCGGTAAAAATTGTATTTTCTGGATAATCTCTTTTCCATCTTGCCGGGTCCTGGTTGCTGTAGACATGACCAGCGTAAGTGATATTTTTTCCAGCAATAGGCATTTGATTGGCTCCACTCATATTTGAAGACCAATAAGGACCGCCTACGATAAGAAGGTTATCAACTTTTTGCATTTGGTTTACCATTGGTTGGATATAAGAAACCCAGGTTGCCCAATCGTTAGGCCTAATAGGTTCGTTGAAAACTTCAAAAATAACTTGTGGGTTATTCCCAAAATTTTCCATCATGATTTCTGCCCACAAAAAAAGATCAGTCCTTTCGACCTCATCAAAATCACTTACATAATGATTATCGAGAATAACAAACCATCCTGCCTTAGTGATGAACTCCACGGTTGGGATGAGAATAGTTTCTAGATATTCCTGGGACCAATCTAAAAAGCCTTCTTTGTATGCATCTCGGGGAAGTAGAGGGATGCGAATGACATTCCCACCTAATTCCATTCCAGAATAGATAAAGTCATGAAGAAATTCTAGGGCCTTTGGATCTTTTCGGTGATTCTTTTTTATAACGTGCCAGGGATCGGCAATATTAAACCCCCTGAGAAGAAAAGGTTTACCATCAAGCAAAATTTTTGAACCCGAGCTAGTAAGTTTTCCTTTTTTTTCATTAACTGGATTTGTTGGGTTTAAAGGCTTTGGAGGAGACGGTTTACTAACGACGGACCCTTCATATTTCTTTGGGGTTTCATCCCCTCCGCAACCATAAATGAGGAGCACTAATAATAGCCATAAAATATTTTTTTTCAAGTTAAAATCCTAGAGATACTTAAAAGGTATAACAATAAAGTCTCCATACCTAAAAAAATCCCATTCAGTTTCGAGGGACTTTTCAGTAATTTTGCAATCTCGCTTTTTTCTTTTCAGCTTTTTGCATCGCCTATGGTAGAGCACACCTTTTTTTTCTGAAAAACGGTAATATCTTTCATTAGGTGCCCTATCTGGACCTTTTTTTGTGAGGGAGCATCCAGAAGAAAGGAGCAAAATAAAAAGTAAGCATAACCCGGTAAGTACTATGGAAAGGATATTATTTTCTAATTCGTAATTTGGTTTCATAAAAAGGACCTTAGCTATAGTAATAAAATCATACAATCAAAAAAATTTTAGAATACAACTAAGACCCTTTCATGCTTTTCTGAATTTCATTAATAACAGTGTCAAAAAAGATTTCCTTAATTTGCCTCAAATGAAGGACTTGGTCAAAGTCTGCATCATCTCTGGTCGCTTCTTCGGCCAGTGCTTTTTCTAAGTCGAATAGTTTTTCAAATTGTTTTTGCTCGTAAGAAGGGCGAGTTTTTAGAAACTCTAAAACCCCTTCGGCAACGGTTTTGGCGGTAGAGATAATTAAATTAGGTTCGACCATTACAGACTCCAACTAGAAGGTTTATAATATTCTGTTCACTTGGTAGGCAAAACCTCGTCCTTTGCTTTTAGAATATTTCTAATTTCTAAAACCAGTTGGTAGATTTGAACTCCAAGACCAAGACCACTTTCAACAATGGCCTCTACTTTTTCATTCTCTAGTTCTAGTTCTTTTTTTACGAATTGATTAATTTCTTCTAACTCGGCAGCATCAAGGTCTTTAAGTTCGGCACCAATTTCTTTTACGCCTTCAAACGCCTCACCAGCACTAAGAAAAGCAGAAACGAAATTTCCAATGTCGTCTACAGAAAATTTTTTATCGGCAAGGGATTTATCAAGTGCCATTCCTAAACCCAAGACAAATTTTAACATGTCTTTAGTTTCTTTAATCCCGATTTTTTCTGACTCCATAAAGAACCTCCAATAATTTATAATTTATTTCCAAAGATTTTCTAATTAAACTACTTTTTGATTGGGGATACAAGTTCATTATTTTTTTTAATTCTTCGATTCTTTCTTCAAACATTATTCTCAAATAATCTTTATGCATCCTACGAGGTCCCTTCGTGAATTTATTGGCCTTATCCTAACAAAAGCGTTTTGGTCCTGGGCAGCTTTTAGTGTAGTAGTTTTTAAATTGCCACCACCACTTTCAACCATTAAAGTTCCTTTGTCATCTATTGCCATTGCAACATGAGTTATTGAACTTCTACTTTCCCCAAAAAATAAAACGCTACCTAGTGATAGTTGACTTCTTGTATTTATTTTAACTAATTGATCATAAATCATTTGAGATGAATAATCATTGCGGTCTAAATGCCCATACGCTCTTAAGACTTCACAAATAAACCCACTGCAATCCCAACCCTGGGGAGTATTCCCTCCCCACAGGTAAGGAGTTCCTAAAAAAGTTAAGGCATATTCGACCATGGTCATTTTTTATCTCGCTGTAGATCTAAAATTAGGCGCATTATTTCTTTTTGACCATCACTGATTTTTTCAAGTTTATCAAATATTCTTATTATTCGGTTGCTATTAGTGTTAACTTTATTTTCTAAGACTTCAAGTTTTGTGTGCAATTGGATTAAAGAGGTTACACCACTAATTATAACGGCACTTAATACCGGGATGAATATTTTTTCTATTGTGGTTGCTTCAATTTTCATCGTTTGAACCTTCAAAATATTTTACCCGGCAAAAAAGTTATTGGGAATAAATAACCTTTTTATTCTTCCCACCCAGAAATTGGGACTCTAAGCTCTACCGTATAACACATGTTATTAGTTATAATGCTTTGGTAGGCCGATCCGACGCAACCTTGATCACCTGGTGAGAGTAGGAAAATTCTGAATTTAGTAGCATCATACAAAACAACCGAACCTGTATAATTAACCCCTCCTACCCCATCATAGTAACTACTGGCAGAGCCAATTTTATTTTTTATGATCCAAGCACCTGGACCACCTTCTACGTTTGAATAAGCAGTAACTTTGCTTGTGTCTGCCGATAAACCATTGGGTAGGGTAAAAAGATAATCACCTGTACCTGCTGCGCTTCCCGATGCCGATCCGGCAAAATATTCCATTCTTGCGACCAGGTCACTACCATCTCTACGCCACCAAAAATGATCCTCATCGACGGTTGTAGGCTTTGTTGGGTTTGTAGTTGTTGCGGTAATTGTTATAGCACCATCATCAACCCAGGGAGTTTGTGCATAATGCCTATCAACATACCAGGAGGTACCATCCGGAATTAAGCTTACCGATTGATTATTAGTGTGCATTAAAAAAGTAGTGGCACCTCTAATTGTTTCACTTCCATTTCCATCAAGAGTAATTAAATTGGAATTATCTTTTACAATAAAAGTATAAGGTTTAATTTTCGCCGATGCTACTGCGTGTAGGTTTACCGTAATAGCATTGCTTGTGGCATCTAGTATAACTATATCGTCATTATCGTCTAGCGTATGAGTTGTTGCCGTAACCGTTTCAAGTGCCCTTGGAACACCTGCACCTGTGTCAACCCATGCGGTCCCATCGTAATTTCTTAGGACATTTGTTGTACTATTAAAGTACATGTCCCCTTCTTCGGCAGCTCCACCCTTAGCAGTAACATAGGCAGCATCACTTGCAAAAACCGAAACACTCGAGGAAGTGATAAAGTTTTGTGCCGGGGCAGTAACTGTGACCCCCTCACTAAATTGCAAATTTTTAACTTTTCCGGCCATATTAAACCCCTTCTAAATCTGTAGTTATAATTTGAACTCTTCTAGTTTGTTTTGAAATAGAAATAATTTTGACTTGCTTAGATGATTCCCCACCCAAAATGTTATCCCTAATTATTTCTAAATCGTCGCCTACGTTATTATCTAGATTAATACTTTTCGTGTCGATCAAATATTTTGCCGTCCTTTCAGCTCTAAACCCAGCTATCTTTGTGGCAACGTCATTAAATTTTTCAAGGACGTGCTCAAATTTAAAAGTATTCTCTATTTCATTTAGATAACGAGACTTATTTGAAGTAACCGTGACCGAAGGAGAATTATTTGAGTCTGCTTTGGCCTCACTACTGTCATAATGGGGGTTAGTTCCAATGAAAGAATAAATTAAATCATCGTAATCTATTTCTATTGAAGGAGAATTTTCTAAAATATCAGTGTCAGTCACAGCACTGCCAGAACTAGGAGTTTGAAATAGTTTATATTCCAGTTCAAAAGAATTATTTAAGGTAAGGTAACCAAATGTTGAAGCTAGAATTTTTTCAGCGTATTCGATATAACTTCCATAATCACTTTCATCATGAAAAGGAATAGTAAAATTTGCGTTGACGTCTAAAGAACTCTGGGCACTTGTAAAGCTTGCCGAATTAGTAGTCAGACCAGCTTTATCGAGTAGATCTTTTAAAACTTCAGCATGACCGCCATTCGTTTGGTCTGGTCTTACTCTCCAATAAATTTTTTGCTTACTTAAATCTAGGGCACTGACCCCAAAATTTGCTTCGAAGTTATTCACAAAATCAACTCGAAGGTAAGTTGTGCCCCCGGCATTAGTCGTAGTGCTGGCTGTATAATCTCTATTATATCGGCAAACTAGTCTAGTGTCTGTGGACTCTTCATAAACTATAATAGTCGGGCAGTCGTTTCCTTCTAAAGAATCACCAGCAACCAAAGCAGTTGATGCTTTATTTGTGTAAATATAATTATTGCCATGGTCAATATTAATAACTTCTACACTTACTGGAGTGCCACCTCTATCGATTTTAAAAGTGTCCCCAACTAAAAATTTAGTTGAGTCTGGAACGGTAAACCTCGTGTAAGTTGCCTTTGAGTTATCCGGTGCACTTATAGTCGTAGAAAAATCTAAAAACCCATCGGCACTTACTCGGCAAATTCCGTGAGTCCGATTGGTAGTAGTAGAGATATTTTCATCATAGCTAACATTAGTCGCACTAAAGCATGTTGTCGGGTCAACGAATAATTCGTAAAGTCCATTTTCTAAAAAATTGCCTGAGCTCAATGTCTGGTATTTGCTAACCTTACCTACAACGTAGCGTATAGGTAAATCCTCTTGGTTAGGGTCTAAATTTGGAAATCGGTCAGTTTTGAAATATATTTCGTCCGAATCGTCGCCTAAAGTAGCAGTGTCTCTTAACTTTATAAAAGGGTTCTTTACTTTTAAATTTACTGTATTGTCTTTTACATTGAGGCTTGTAATTTCCCCTTCAAATTGTTTCTGAATATTGGAAACGTCATTAATTACAACCCAAAAACGAACTTCTTTTTTAAAAAAAGAATCATTAGTCGTTAGATATTGATTAAAATCAAAATTGTCATTTATTATAGTAAGGTTGCTCGATGAAATAGAAAGAGTCCCAGAAAGAATATTTTCCATTGAGAAACCAACCGAAGGAGGTTTAGTTACTTTAGGTTCCCAATCTCTTAATGGGTTTGTACTAGACTCAGCGAGTTCTGGGTCTTGAGGGAATACTCTGTTAGTCCCAGTTGTATAGAATAAATAATAAAATGCTACAACTGCTTGGGTAGTTAAACTTGCCCCTAAGTTAATTTGCAAAAGTTTAGTTGTTTCATCAAAGGTAAATTCATTTGCCGATGGTGAGGAAGTAACCTTAGTATATTCGACCCCATCAACCGTTAGTTTATTTGCTGCTAGAAATGGAAAAGTCATTTCGTAAGTTGTGCCAGCGTCTAAAGTCAAATCATCCGAGACATAACGAGCAGGGTTTAGCCTAATTAAGTTATATTTTTCCGATTGCTGTAAAAGTTTAGCATCACTGAAGGCCATAAATTATTCCTGGTACATAAAGACTTGAAACCCATAACTGGCATTACTAACAATATTAACCCCAATGGCGTAGGTAGGCGCAGGCCAATCATAAACCACACCGACAACATAACTATCGCCTACCCTAGTATAATTTTGTAATAGGAGTGCTGGGTAATATGTAATATTTTTATTTAAAGGTATTCTATCAAAATCAACTTTAACCCAACCTAGAAAGTTATTAGGACTAGGTGTTATTGCCGAAAGATTTGAAGCACTACTAGAAAAAAGTAAGTTATTATTTAATTCATCGCCATAAAAATTTACCTTAATGGTTTCCGACCCATTTATGCTTCCTCGAATATAAAGCAGCACTCTCATATGAGCTAGTTCGCCATTAGACAAGGGGGACATACCGCCTAGACCTGTCTCCTCGTTACTATCCATCTCTTTAACGTATAGATTTTCGCTAAAATTTAAAAACGACATTAAACCAGCTCCTTTACGGTAAAGCTTACGGAATACATGTCCGAATGAACATGAGTTACTTGTGGCATTTCTTTAAAGACAACATATTTTGTAAGTTCGTCTAAATCCTCACTGACACACGCTTGGGGATCAAGAGAAATATAAAAAGGGGTATTTTTACCGACATCGAAAAAGAATTGTTCTAAAATTAGCCTTTCAGATTTCTTTAAGTAATTTAGATTTAAACTAGACCATTCGTGAAACTTAGTTTGAACATCAAAAAAGTTTGCCCCACTCTCAGAAACACTTATCTTTGAAGGATCAATTACATTTTTGGAGAAACCTCGGCTAGTATTCGACTGAGTTATTGTCTGATAAGTTCCTAGATAAATATGACCTACACTTATACCCGATGGCCCTTCGGAGTTTAGTCTATCAACTATTTTAAATTTCCAATAACGGTAGCTATAATCTGTTGATCCGGTAGCATCCTCTAGAAATTGGAAAATTCCGTTATCGGTTAAAGTAAGTGCTACTTGTAAAGGAGGGTTATCCCATTGGTTTAAATTGTTGGCCTCTAATGTAATTGTGGCAGAATTTGAAATACTAAATACCTCGTCCAGAGGTCCAATTACTGCAAAAAACTCCATTAAATCTTGGTAACCCAAATCAAAAATAACATATTCTTCGGTGTGATTCCTTTGTGCATCGGCAACAAAAGAAGTCTTAGTCGTGTCGGTTGACCCTGTGTAACCTATCGTGTCCCAAATGGCGTCGGTAGTTTGTGAGAATCTAAGAGTTACCGAACCAGAATTTGAAATAGTAAATTTAAAAGTAGAGGTAGAATCGTAGGTGACTGTCCACCCAGATGAGGCAGCATTTAAATCAGTTTGAATTTGGGTTGCTAGGGCAGTTCCAGAGGTGTAATCCCCAACTGTGATTGATACCGTTTTATCCGATCCATCATTAATATAGAGTTCGTGATTGCTTGTAGTAATTTCAAAATAGCCTTGTGGTTTCCAAACTCTCGATCTAAATTTATTTTGAGCGTTACTCCCAGGAAAGGAAGTCAATTCCGAACTATAAATAACCGATGCCGATATAAGTTCGGCAAAGTTATTGGCCATAAACCTTATTCTTTCATTTAAACTCATTTATGCTTCCAACCTTTCGTTATCTCGGTTGAGTTCTAAAATAACCCTTCCAAAATTTCGGTTATCTATTTCTAAATTACTTTCAACTGTAACTGGTCGCCTTAATTCTACTAGAATAGCATTAAGTAAGGCAGTGTCCTGATTATTGCTCAATTCTCTGTCCAGAAACCTATCTAGTTTTTCGTTTTGGTCCCTTCGGATAACAAATTCCCCGGAAGTCAAACGAGCTGGGAACGTATCATTAGGAAACCCTTCTGGGACAACACCACCTTCAGCAAATAGACCACCAATGGCACCAAAGACATCGCCAACGACCGGTACGCCACCAAAAAGACCGCCACCGCCACCACCTCCAAAAATGTTTTTGGGATTTAGTAAGTCTAAAATTGAATCAACTAATGCTTTGGCTATGTTTGGGGTATCTTTTATTAAAGTTTTTATAAAGCTATCAACAATCACTCCAGTCTGACTTGCTATCGATGAAATAATGATAGGGACACTTTGGACAAATTTTGTGATGATTCTAGGAACACCTAAAATTATTCGATCTATAATTTTTGGGATAAAAGTAGGCAACCGATCAAAAAAACCTTGTAAGGCGTCTATAGTAGCTTCGGCCAAGACGATTCCAAAATCGGCAGCATTTTCAAAAACATTTAAAATGATTTGTGGAATTGCTCTTATAAATTCTGTTATTACTTTTCTAAACTCTTCCGGTGGTAGTGATAGTAATTTAAAAGCCTCACCAAGAA